TATATGTACTAATAGCAAACAAAAATCAACAGGTTATTATATTAAATTAAATATAGACTTAGAAAAATTTTAGGAGGAATGAATTTATAATGGAGCACAATTTTATAGAAAATGAATTAGTTATACTTACAAAACAAACACTAGATATATTTTTAAAGCAAAAAAATCCCTCTGAACTTATTTCTTTATACACATTTTATTACTACACTGCAAAATGGCAAAAAACAAATCAACCTAAATGTACAACCGAATACGTATCAAAGGGATTAAATTGGAACAGACATAAAGTTATCAGAGTAAAAAAACAATTACTCGAATTTGGGTTAATTGAAAATGTGAGAATAGTAGATGAAAAAACAAAAAAAGTAACAGGTTACTATATTAAAATGAACTACGTTTTTAAAAAAGAAACTACAGAAAAAATCCAGTGTGCTCAAAATCCACACACTGGATTTGAGGCACAAAATTCCAGTGTGTCAAAAAGCGACACTGTGGAAAATGAGCATACAAATGCTTTAAGTGCTGTTAATGAAAATGCTTTAAGTACTGTTAGTAAGAAAGAAAGAAAGAAAAAAGAACAGCCAAAACAAATTCATACTGACAAAAAAGAAAATAAAAAAAATAATACATGTAGAAAAACATATGATCAAATAATCGAAGAGTATACAGACAATGAAGTTTTAAGAAACGAACTTAAAGAAAACCTAAAAACACGCAAAATGAAAAAAGCTCTTCCAACAAATCACGGTCTTTTATCAGATTTAAAAGACCTAGATTCTATTTCACTCTCAACGTTAGAGAAAATAGAAATAGTCAAAAAATCTAACGAAAGGGGTTGGACAAGCTTTTATCCATTAAATGAATATGATAGCAATCATAGGCTATCTTTCGATAAACTGAAAGAGTATGATTGCTAACTTAAATATATACTATTCATTTATATTTATCAAGTTTAATAAATTTATCTCTGTTTTTCAGTATCAGGTTTTAAATACATGATACGGCTTCAAAAACAGGTCAAATTTGAGAGTTTTATAAAAAATAGTGTAATTATATTATTTGATATAAAAATCGAAATTTGACCCATTTAAAAGCCGAAAACTAAAAATATGAGATGAAATATGAAAAGCTCCTATTTAAAAAATAGGTAGCTTATGTTTGCGTTAAAAGATTTTGTTACTCATTAAATCAGATTAAAACTAAATATATTTACAAAAGGAAAATGAAACATATTTAAAACTCAGATATTGTATATTTATAAATCGGAATACTTTATGCTTTACTTTTTTAAAAAAAGGAAAGAATCTTTATTAATTTTCAAAAACTTAAAATTTAAAGAACTGTGAAGGTCTTAAAAAACAATGTTTGTGCACATGTCAATTACTATTATCAAGTCTTGACGTAAATTCAAGCCATGAGTAACAAAACGCATCATAAATATCATTGACATTATGAACATTTAAATCTTCGGGAATATTTTCTTTATTTTTATCCCAAACCAAATCTTTTAACGCCTCTATCAGAGTAACACAATCAGAGGATATTTTCAATCGTTCTGTATTTAGCAGTCTATCTATTGTCTTTGGTCTATCTGATACAGGATTTTTCGTTACTGGTAGTATATTATTATATCTCTCACTATTATCTCTAAAATACGCTCTTAGAGAATTTATCATCGTTGGAGAAGCACTATCACAAAATATATAATTTACATATCCATATGTCCCTTTTATTTCACGTACAAATTTATATAAATCTACACATATTTTAGTTGTATCTATTTCAAAAAGTCCTCTTGTCAGATCTATTTCATTACTTATTTTTTCTGTGTTATATCCTGCTCCTATATCCACAACATAATCTTTAAGCACTATAACATCATGATAATCTTTCGATATTGCCGAAGCTACAAAACACGTTTTTGATTTATTACCCCCGAAGTCTACTCCGATAACTATCATATATTCAGGATTTTCTGCGGATATCGCTACCGCTTTTATCGGTTCAATTAAATATTTATAAGTATCGTTTGCAAATTTTGGAAAAACAAGACCTTCTGCACGCACAAAATTCCCTAAAATAAATCTTTCGTAATATACTCCAGAATACTCTTTTTTTAAACTCTCTACAAACTCTTTATTAAGCGTTGTATTATCTTCAATTGTGTATTTCTCTATATGTATGTCAAGCTCATCTGCTCTATCCAAAAAATCAGTTTTAAGCCAGTGGTTTGGGCTGTCTGGGTTAGTAGTACCAAAAAACTTAGCTCCTTTTACAGATAACCTCGAAAGAAGCATTTTAAAAAAGCCCTCATCAATAAGAGTTATTTCGTCCATATACGCTCCTTGAAGTGTCATTCCTCTTATTTTCTGTTCGCTTGTACTGTCGTTACCGCCCTCGAGATATAACTTTCTCCCGAACAGTTCTCCCCTTTTTGTGTTTATACTGTACGTGAAATAATCATCTCCTATTAATTCCTGGAGTGGCTCTAAACAGTTCTGTTCAAGTGATTTAAGAGTCTTTCCGCACATTAAATATCTGTACGTTATAGGTTTACTTGCTACCCATAACGCCCAAACAATAAGAGAAATAAATGTTTTCCCTGCCCTTACAGAACCATAGAAAATATTTATTCTCTTAAATTTGTCTTTTTTTAGTGCCCTTATTGTATCTTTTTGCTTCTCGGTAAATGATATTCCGTCCAATATATATTACCCCTAAATTTACATATGTTTTTGTTTGTAGTATAATATTAACGTACTGATAATTCTTTAAAGTAGCACGGTTTCCCACCTTTATTCCGTGCTACTTTTTTGTTATCTTCCTTTATTTCTCCACGATATTATCCCTCTTATCGCAAGTATAAAATATATAAAAAACAGTAACGACTGAGCATATTCCCCTATATACGCAAACCTTATTACCATATAAAGATTTGATATAAGCCAAAACATAAAACCATATATGTTTCTCTCTGCGTTAAGTATTGTACCAAACAATGCCACTGCTGACATTACCCAAGATAATATAGTCCAAATCATTTTACTTCACCTTTATTAATGTTTTTTGCACGCTGTTTGTTTAGTTCCAGACGCTCATTTGCCCAGAAATTTTCACGAAAAAATTTTTTTACATAAACTTTATTTATTCCAATTATTTCCGCTATATCACTAAAACTTTTCCCTGATAAATACATATCTAAAAAATCTTTCTTTTGTATTCTGTCAATTATTCTGCCCAATGCTATTCCTCCTTTAAAATGTTTTCTATAAATTTTATAGGATGTTTCCAGCCTGTTCCGTCATTTACAGATACAAGGTTGTAATACTCTTTCAATACATCGACATAACATTTAACTGTTTTTCCGTCAAAAACAAACTTGTCACAGTGCGCTCTATCTTTTACAAACTCTCTCTTTTCCCCATCCTTTTTATCATAAAAATATTTGCATTCATATACTTTTTGTGCTTTTATCATTTTTTCCTCCTTTTTCGTTTTTGTGTACATAAATATTTTAAAATGATCGATATTTTATTGCATATAGATTTTTATTAAATTTATTTTTTTTACACTTTCTGTGTGCTTGTTTAGCTTTGTACATTGTTAATAACATTTTTATAAAAACAACAATATTTTTTTCATTTTATCTATTGACAAATTATATTATAGCATGTATAATTATATGTAGGGTTTGAAAAAACCTAGATTTTTAAGCTTGTATGATATGACTATTAAAAGTTATCATATGTGGAAAAAATCGTTTAATCTGTTGAATGGAAAGGAGAAAAAATGAGATGAACATTTATGAAAAATTGCAAAAGATGAGAGTAGAATTACAACAGAAAAACATCAAGAAAACAGGGAGGAACGCTTACGCAAAGTACGACTATTTCGAGCTTGCGGATATTCTGCCGCATATAAACGAATTGCAAGAGAAGCACAAGACGTGCAGCTTTATATCGTTTGACAGAGAAATAGCTAAACTTACTATTTTAAATTCAGAAAAACCAGAAGAGCAGATTGAATTTACAATACCTATGGCAACTCTTGACCTTAAAGGAGCGAACGAAGTCCAGAATTTAGGAGGGGCTCAGACGTACAGCAGAAGATATTTATATTTAAATGCTTTTGAAATTGTAGAGAATGATTTATTTGATGCCATACAGTGTAAACCGACAAAAAGCGACAAAGTAAAACAAAATGTAAAAGAAAGTGACAATTCTAATGAACTGGAAATAAAGAAAAAAACAATTAATACTTTAATTTCTAAGTACAAGGAAGTTTCGGGTAAACAAACAAAAGAAATAACTGATATGTTATCAAGAAAAATAGGAAAGGATTTAAAAGAAATAAGTTTAACTGAAGCTAATTATTTGCTTGCATATTTGAATGATTTAATTTCAGAAGTGGAGGTGTAAATGACAAATGCACTTTGAACTTAAAAAACTTGTTTTTGAAAAATGCATGAGCCTTCGTGAGTTTTCTATAAAATATGGTATTAATTACACTACTGTTTTTGAAATTGCAAATAACAAAAGACACAGCGTTAGAGTATCTACAATTGAAAAAATGTGCAGGGCTCTTGATTGTACACCTAACGATTTAATTAAACTCGATTAATTTATAAAGAAAATGATTTACAAAACAAAAATAAAGGAAGATTTACATTGAAAACAATTATTAAAAAAGTTTTAGATGTTTCCGTATATATATTTGCGGTTATATCTAATATAGTTCTTATTTGGATTATTTTAAGTACTCTTGATATAAGTTTTACAAGCACTTACTCAGACAGCAAAAACAAAAATTATAATTTGTTTTCTCTATCACAGAAAATAAATAAAAACGAAAATTATAAAGGAGAAATTTTATGATTAACAAAATGATTTTACAAGGGAACTTGGTTGCGACCCCTGAAGAACATGAAACACAAACAGGTAATGCTATGGTTACTTTTAGAATCGCATGGAGCGAAACTTACGCAGAAAGGAAAAACGAACTGTTTATTAACTGTGTAGCTTTTGGGAGTACAGCTGTTTTTATTGCCAAGTACTTTGAAAAAGGTTCTCAGATAATTGTAGAAGGTAAAGTTACAGGAAGAAGCTATGAAGATAAAGACGGAAACAAAAGATATATAACTGACTTGGTTGTAGATAATTGTCATTTCTCAGGAAGTAAAAATTCAAACTCTAAAAATGATGAATCACCTGAGAAAAAAGAATCTGAAAAATTATCAAAGAATTTCTTTGAACACGTTTCTAAAATACAAAAAGAACTAGAATCAAATGATAATAAATATGAGCAAAATACTTTTGATGAGGACGGTGACTTACCATTTTAGCTTTAATTCATTTTATCGCTTTTGTTTTGGTTTTGATTTCGTTTGCAATTATTCCTAAACTTAGTATATTTATTTGCACTTTATATTTTATTATTATTGCTTATATTATTTATAAACCTACTACTAAGATATAAATGGAGAAAAAATGAAAAAAGAATATTTTATTACTATTAACTTAAACCCTATAACTAAAAAAAACAGTCAAAGAATAATAAATGTTCATGGCAGACCTGTTATTATTCCATCTAAAAAGTATTTAGACTATGAAAAGGATTGCTCGCCTTTTCTTATAAAGCACAAAAATTTAAATATAGACTATCCTATTAATTTAAAATGTGTATATTATATGAGTACAAAAAGAAAAGTTGATTTGGGTAATTTACAGGCTGCCACATGCGATGTTTTAGTTAAATATAAAGTTATTAATGATGATAACCATACTATCGTAGAAACTATGGACGGTTCAAGAGTACTTTATGATAAAAATAATCCAAGAACTGAAATTACTATTACAAATATAGAAAGGATATCAAATGAGAAAACGACTTAAATTTAAAATATTTGAAAAGTATGGTAGTATTACCAACTTTTCTAAATCGCTTGGATATAGCCGTTCTCACATAAGCAGTATTCTTAATAAAAAAGTAATCGGCAGTAATGAATTCTGGGAAGATGTGCAAAGCGCTCTTTCTTTATCTGACGAAGAAACACTTGCTCTTATGCGAGATACAAAAAAAGAAAATAATTAAAGAAAGAGGTTTATATATGGAAAATAAAAAAAATAACTACAAAGGAATACTTATATCTTTATTATTACTAATACAGTTTTACTGCGCTCTTTTACTTTGTTTGCCAAATAATTTTTTCGGTATTAATACTACTTATTTTCATTTAAGATACGATGTGTTTCTTTCTGATGTTTTGTTGTTTTCATTCCCACTTCTTGTGCTTTTTTTGGTTATTCTTTTAACTTTGTCTATATGCTATATCATAGGCGCACTTATTATTATGCTTAAATACTTAGCATCAGTACTTGGTGATATTATAGAAAATATTATAGAAAACCATAAAAAATAAGAAAGGGTATGTTTTATGATAAATAAAATATTTTATGTTATCAGTAAAGAAAATTGTGAGATAGGACACACTGCCAGTGTAAGGTGGCTTTCAAATACTCTTGAATGTTTTGAAGATATAAATAAAAGTGATGATAAAAATATCCCTATGGCTATAAAGTTTACAAACATGGCTTTAATTAATAAACTTTCAGTTCAAGAAAAAATACTAAGTAATATAAGAAGATATTTAAATAAAAACAATACTAGTCAGTTTACAATAGAAAACATATATGAATATCTAAAAGAAGATAATATTAGCTTTAAAGAAGAATATGAACTTAAAAAATGTCTTATTAATATGGTTCTTAATGAAATTATAGTACCTATAAAAAATAAATATGATTATGAAAATGGACTTAAACGTAAAAATATTGATGATAAGAAAAAACAATATACAAAATGGCTATATGTATACAACATGAAAAAAAATAATAAAAATTAAAAATGAAAAACAAAGTAATGGAAAAGTCCATTAAAGTGGACTAAAAGCGGAAAGGTGGAATTAAAATTAAAGAGTATAAATTTCATGAAATATTAAAAGAATTAATGAAAAGCACAAACACAACACAAGTAGAACTTGCAAAAGCGATTAATGTAACAAGGCAAACTATTTCGGATTATAGTTTAGGTAAGGCACAACCAAACGCAGAAAAATTATCTAAAATTGCAGACTTTTTCAATACGTCTGCTGATTATTTACTTGGTCGCACAAATGCTAAAACTTTTTCGGTTGATATAATGGGGATATGTAACTACACAGGTCTTAGCGAAAACAATCTAAAACAGCTCAATAGCATTAAACTAAATACATTCAAAAACAAATTTGTTAAAGATGCTATCGAATATATAGAAAACCAAAGCATATCGTATGTAAATAATGAGTAACAAAAGAAAAGGAAAAAACAATTAATTAAGGTGGAATTAAAATGAATATTTGTGATAGACCAAAACAATGGTTTTATGATTTAATAGACGATAAAAATATACCTGAAGCAAGAGGCGGTTTAATTTTTCAGTATCTTGTTATAGTACCGACAAAGGAGCAGCATGATAGCGGTTTTAATATAATGTATTTTATTTTGTTTGATAAAAATGATAATCCCATTGCAAAAGCAACTTACGGAGCAGATATTTTTAAACCCGCCGCCTCTAAATTCGAAACGGTTTCAGATATTGGAATTGACCTTTTGCCTTGTGGTCTTTTTAGATTGTTTTATTGCCATAGTATTGGCACTGTATATTTTAATATGAGCGGATTTGAAACAGTACAAGGTATACCACAAGACGAAATGCACTATTTTGAAAAATTAAGAAGTAAATATGTAGGTGATAAATAATGTATAAGTGTGTTTTATGTTGTAAACCAACAGACAAAGTATATGAAATATGGAACAATGACCATACAGCAAGTATGTTAATATGTGAAAGTTGCAAGGTGGAAATAACGACTTGTAAAAAATGTGGTAAAGAATTTAAAATGGACGATAAGTGTCATCCTTACGCTTCTGGGGGAATATCGTGCGAAAATTGCTATATATCTTCTTTAGTAGGAGCTAGATGTGTATTGTGTGACAGAGAATTAACAGAAGAATATATCCGTAAAGTTGGAGTACACACAAATATAAATGATGAAGAAGACATGCATGTAATGTGCCATGATTGTTTTAAAAAAAGTTAGGAAGTAATGATTAAAAGGAGAAAGATAATGAGTAAAAACAAAGAAAACGGCGATGAGATATATTGTCTTTACTGTGGTAAACATCTGCCTATTGGTACTAATGTCTATGTTAAAGAAGTAAATAATGAAATAGTCGATATAATGTGTGACAATTGCTATTGCCATTTTGAAATATTAAAAAAAGGTCTTGAATATATACAAAATATGGATGTATTAGATTTTATGAGCGGAAGAAAGGAATGATTTATAATATGATTAGTGGGACAACAATAGCGTTAATAATTTTAGCTCCGACAGTTGCTTTTTTGCTTATAAAATATTTTTATCTAAAACAAGACGTAGATTTTGCATTACACAAGATTAGAATCTTACTTGATATAACATTGGAAAATAGTGTGGATATACACAGAATCTCGTCCTCTGTTTTACCTCAATTGGAAAATAATATAAAATCAGCGATAAAGGAGAAAGATAATGAGTAAAAAAAGAAAAATAGACAGGTTTTTTGAAGATGAAATACACAATGGAGATAATCGAGTTAATATAATTTCATTTTTTCACACAGATAAATATCATAACTATATAGCCGATAGAGAAGATTATATATTAAACTGTGAAGATAACTATATAAACTCACCTCCAAGCAGAGGGAGGTTTATACCTTTAAACCAAGAAGGAGAATATAAACATTTGACACTCGTAGAAAGATTATTGCTTGATAGAATTAATTTTACTGATTTATATGGTTTAGTTGAGATACTTGGCGAAGATAATGAAGAAGAAGTAAAAGATACACTTGAAAGTCTTTTTAAAAAAGGTCTTATTTCGTTTAAACTAACAAAACAAGAATATATTGAGTTTGAAATAGACAACTATTATTCTAATTTTTTTAATGAGGAAAATAATGAGGTGAAACAATGATAGTTGCAGATATTGAAGATTTTGAAAACAATGTAAGAAAGTATTTAGACCATGCTACTGAAAGAAAACCATATGACAATATATTTGTTGATTACGAAGATAAAAGTTTTATCATACTTACTAATGACTCACTTGAAGAAATATTATATGGTGCTATAGAAGCAGGGCGATTAATAAAAAAGAAAGGTGAATAATATGTGTATGGACAATGAAAACATGGAATATAAAACAGTAAAAGTAAGTGATATACATTGCTTGGAGTGTGACAAACAATTTAAAGAGGGAGATTTAACACATACACAAAGAGATTGTTTTGGACAACCAACAGGATTTGTATGCAGAGATTGTTTTTTAAAAGCACAAGAACAAGGCAATAATTATTTAAACAATGTAGGAAATACTATAGAAGTAAAAAAGCCACTAAACTTTGCACGATATAATGATGTGAAACAATGATAGGTTATATATTTTATAGGTGTAATAAAACTTAAGGAGGAAAATAATGACAGAGGGAAAAATTAATGAATTGAAAAAACTTATTGGCTTTGGATTTTTAATAATTGACAGTAAAAGAAATGATAAGTATATTAATAAATTAATGGAAACACAGTCATTTAACAATTTATTACCAACTATGGCTGGACTCGCAGTTGCGCACGATTTAGAATACGATAAAAACGTACTAAGTGATATGTTCAACGAGCCGCAAACAACAAAAATTTTAGAGGAAGCATATTCAGAATATATTAAGTTTGATAAGCAATATGAAAAAAGAAACGATGGATAGTATGAGTTTTACTGAAAAAGACGATAAAATATTTACCTCTTATCTAATGCTTACACAAAAATAAATAGATATGAAAGAAGTGAATTGATGAATAGTAGAAATAACAATAACGTATATACACTTCTAGGTGCAACTAATCATTCTGATTTTGAAAGACAACCTGTTGATTATTACGCAACTGATCCTAATGCGGTAGAAATTTTTTTGGAAAAATTAAAAGAAGATAAAATAATTTTACCTAATGAAATATATGAGCCTGCATGTGGCGGAGGGCATATATCTGAAGTACTTAAAAAACACGGATATACTGTACACTCATCAGATTTATACAAAAGCGATTTTTTAGCTGATTGTATTTTTACTAATCCACCATATAAAAAAGCCTTGCCTTTTGTAAGACAAGCAATTAAAAATGTAAAGAATTCTTGCTATGTAATTATGTTTCTAAGAATACAATTTTTAGAAGGGAAAGAAAGATATAACTTTTTTAAATATAATCCGCCAAAATATGTTTATGTAAATTCAAGTAGGCAAAAATGTTCTCGTAACGCTGATTTTGAAAACTTCAATAGTAGTGCAGTATGTTTTTGTTGGTTTATATGGGAAAAAGGATATCACGGAGAAACAACAGTAAGATGGATAGCATAATAAGCAAAAAATAAAAGGAAGTAATAATTAATATGATAACTGAAATTAACATAAATGATTTTAAAAAAGACGTAGATAACTATTTTGAAAAATGCGATGAAGATAACGAACATATACTAATACAGGGTAAAGATACAGATTTTGTGCTTATTACAGTAGAAAGATTTAATACCATGATTGAAAACGCAATGTGTTTTGGGAATAAATTACTACGTAAAGAATAGGAGAATTAAAAATATGAATAATCAATATGAGCAGTTACTAAACGAATGTATAAACGCTACTATAAAAGATGAATTTTCGGGTGTTTTTGATTTGTTTGATAAATATGATAACCTACATTCCCCTTGCCTTAAAATCTCAAAAAACAACCCTTGTAGCTCTTGTATTTCAAAATATTCTAAATGCGTACCTATAATGTTCTTTGTATATAATATTATTTGTACAAACGATAACGTAAATGAAAAAATAAAAGGAAAAGCTTCTAAAAAATTAAATGAACTTATTGCTAAACTTAAAACAGATTCTTTATAAACTATTGACACTGTACTACATATGTAGTACAGTAATATTATAGGAGGTGATAATATGGCACACATAACATTTAGATTAACTGACAGAGAATATTCATACGCAATAGAACTTGCAAAGTTTAATAATATGAATTTATCTGAATATTTTAGGAATCTATTTTATAAACAAGCAGAAGATTTTGAAGATTTAAAAGCAATAGAAAAATACGAAAATGATTTAAAAAATAATCCAAATAAACGATTATATACACATGAAGAAGTATGGAGCGAATAAACTACATGAAGTATGAAGTTATGTATACAGAAGAAGCACAGAAAAGTCTTAAAAAAATAAATAAACCACAAAAGGAATTAATAAAAAAATGGATAGAAAAAAATTTAATTGGGTGTAGTAATCCGAGATTTAGAGGGAAACCACTTAAAGGACCTTTAAAAAAATATTGGCGGTACAGAGTAGGAAATTACAGAATACTTGCAGATATTGATGATGACAAAATAATAATAAATATAATCAATATTGGTCATAGACAAGGAGTATATTAAACAGTAGGCAATAATTTTATCGCCTATTATTTTTTTGTTATATGTTTAGTAAAATAGTATTTAAAATATGAAAAGTTGTAAAAAAATGTCTTTTATGATATAATTTTGTAGTTATGAAAATTAAGTTATAGGAGATGTTTTTATGTTTAATCTTGTAGAATTAAAGCGAAACAAGGTTGTTACTACAAGCATAAAAGTAGCAAAATATTTTAAAAAGATTCATGACGATGTAATAAATGAAATAGAATCTCTTGAATGTTCATATACATTTAAAAAAGAAAATTTCTTTAAATGCAAAGAAAAAGGGAATATATATTTCACAATGACGAAAGATGGATTTACTTTTCTTGTTATGGGGTATACAGGTAAAAAAGCTTCTAAATTTAAAGAAGAATATATAAAAGCATTTAATAAAATGGAAGAACTTCTTTATGATAAAAATACAGACAGATATAAAGAAATAAAAGAAGAAGAAAAAACTATTCAAAAAAAAGAAATGGACAAACTTAAATCAGGTATAAAAGAAATAACTCCATTTATGTATATGAAAGCAAATACTATTGCAGATAAAGCTGTGTCAATAAAATTTGGATATAAAAAGATGATTAAAAAAAGCGAAATGACATCAGACATGCTTATGGAAAGGAGTCGAATAATGTCATATATTACTTCGCTAATGATTTCTCAAAGCTTAGGAATACAAATCGAAAGCATATCTAATGTCATATACAATAATATACAAAATAGAATAAAAATCAATTAGAAAAATTTATTTAAATTTTGTAAGTATTTATAAATAAAAGAGAGCATTTTATATTATGCCCTCTTTTTTTAATTCTTCTATTTTTTTAGCTCTTGATTCTCTTTTAAGTGTAGACATACTTATTCCTGTTTTAGATTCTATTTCTTTAAATGTATACGTATCTCTTAAACTAAGTGCAAAATTAATTTGCTCTCTTGAAAACTTTTTTGGTCTGCCACAAACAAAATCATCTCTTTTTCGTGCTTTTTCTAATCCTTCACTTATTCTTTCTATTATCATATTTCTTTCCATTTCCGCAACTGCCAATAATAACTGTAAATAAAATCTTCCGACAGTTGTATTTTCAAGAAGCCCTAAATTAAGAACATCTACCTTTACATTCCTTTTAAATAGAAGTTCTATTAATTCTATCCCCTCTTTTACATTTCTTGCAAGTCTATCTAGTTTACATACAACTAAAGTGTCGCCTTCTTTTATCTTATCAAGAAGTTTATTAAGTTCAGGTCTACTGCATTTAGTACCAGTAAATTTTTCACTGTATATTAAAGAGCAACCTTTATCTTTTAATTTTTCTATTTGTAATTCTAAATCTTGGTGTTTTGTACTTACTCTTGCATATCCGTATTTCATAATTTTTACCTCGTTTTTCTTAATGTGTTTTGGCACTTAGCTTTTGGCACTGGCTTATATGCCTATTTTACTACATTTAATTTTTAAAGTCAAATACACATGTATTTGACACCATTTATATATAAAATAAGAGCGTTGTTTATCCAACGCTCAATTTATATCTATTCCTATTTCTTTTTCTTTATTTTTATATTTATCATGGATTTCACATTGCTGATACATTATATAGCTTAAATCAAATTCTACTGATTTATACTCAAGATATTTTCTGTCTACACATTTAAGTTCTTTATCTACATCTTCTATTAATGATTTTATTTTAATAGAATCTGCGATATATCCCTCGTTACAACATTCTTTGTATAATTCAGAATAAAGTTTTTTTGTTTCATGTTCCCAAGACCTTAACTTATCAAAGAAATCTTTAAGAGCTGATTGTTTTGTTCTTGTGTCAACATCGTACCTTGTGTAATTATACCAAGACATAGGAATAAGTTCAGGGTCAGTAGGTTTACCCTCGCTTACCATTATATTATGATGATTAATAACGTATCTGTTAGTGCTTCTCATGCTCATACTTTCAGATATATATTGATATTCTTGCCACCTTTTAAGACCTCTAAATCCTAAAAAATCAAGCATTTTAGAAGCCTGTTCATGGAGCATTATTCCTTCTATTTGGTGCTGTATTATCTTGCTGTATATTTCCTTTATTTCCATTTTCTATCACCTCTAATCTTTTTATTATTTCATCTATTTTCTTATCTTGATTATTTAAATGATTATGAATATCTGTAGTTTGCTTTTTGATTATTTCTTGTACACTTCCTTGATTTACATTTTCATTTAAATTTTTTATACTTATAAAAAAATTTACTATAGAAATAATATCAAGGATACTAAGTTCATTATTAAAATTATTTTCTATGCCCATTTAATACATGAAGCACCGATCCATGTTGCTTCTCCTGCTACACCATTTATATTTACACTTATTTCATCATCTGATTTTAAATATAAATCTGTTTCTGTATGAAGTGTATATGTATCTCCTGCAGCTACAGTTTCAGTACAAATAGCACACGGAAGCGGTACTCCGTTTCTATATAGCTGAACTATTAAATCTCCTGCTTCTGTTGGTTCTGCTGTTACGTCTGCGCATAGATGATATGTTCCTTTACAGTTTATAGAAAAGTTATTTACATTAGAACATATTGATACACCTGTATCAGTAGCCTTAACTCCAAGAAGATTAAGAGTAGTACCTGTAGCCACAAAAGGCTGAGAAGTATTATTGAAAGTTCTCTCAATAGATTTATAATTACATTGTTTTAAATTATTACAACATGCCATAAATAAATTCCTCCTATATATATATAAATAATAAAAAAGAGGTAGCCTACGCCACACTCTTTTAAAATAAGCGTAGATATACGCAAATATTCTAATATACTTTCACCTGTTTATATGTTTTAAATATAATTAATTGCACCCACAACCACCGCAAAACGGAGAAGTACCTGCGTTATATGTAGTAGCATTAGGATATCTTACAACTCCACAAAGGGAAGACTGTAATTGAAGCTGATTAATTTGATTTTGCATATCAGCCATTCTGTTGCCCATAATAGCATCAAGAATTTTCTGAGTTTGAGCTGTAGTATTTGCATTTATACTTGCAGTATTCATAGCAGCTTCATATCTGTTTTGAGCTATATTAGAATTTATTCCTGCTCCTGTTTCAGATATAAGCATTTTAGTTGAGCAGCAACATTCGTTTTGATTTCCGAGAATGTTTTGCTCCATTGTTTTTACATCTGCTATTTGATTTGAAAGAGCCATTTGTACATCTTTCATAACGTTAATATTGTCATATTTAGCTTGATTTGTAGCTGCTACAGCTTGAGCAGTACCTGCTGTTACGTTATTTATAATATCTCTGTTTCCGTCTAAGAGCTGACCGAACTGGCTTGTATATTGTACATCTTGTTGTGTAGCATACTGAGGTTGATAACCTCTATTACCAAAACCAAAGCCATTACCACTAAATAAAAATAAAATAAGTATTGCGAAAATCCACATTGAACTTCCGCCGAATCCATTATTGCCATTCCCTGTAAGTGCGGCAATATCTGCAGGACTCATTGCTGCGTTTCCATTATCCATTTTACATTCCTCCATTAATAAATTTATTTATAATATCTCATTGGCGCCATTATGAGTTATTACCAGTTAAATTTTTTGCCATTTCTATTATTTCATCAGGATTTACTCCCTTTTGTTTTGCTATTTGATAGAACATATCTTTTGGATTACCGCCATTTTTCACCATATTTAAAAGCATATTTACCTGAGGATTTGTTTTAGCCATATTAAGTAGCATTTCGTTTGGGTTCTTTATTCCTTTTATCATATTCATAACATTACTTAGTCCGCCGCCACTATTCATATTTTTAAATAGATTTACTATATCGTTACCCATAATTTAATCATCTGCTTTCTTTGATGTTTTTGTTTTACTTGTAAGATTCTTTTCAAGGGCTTCTATTTTGTTTTTTAAGGCATCAAATTCGTCTCTTTTTATATAGTCTACACTTTTACTTAAGATACTGTTTTCCTTTGCTGATTTGTCTATTTTTTGGAATTCATAACAATCTAATGTACTTACACCCATACTGTCAGAAGTTTTTATATAGAATTCATTTGCATTGTTATTCATTATCCAAACTCTTTGATTTGGTTGAAGTATAACATCTTTAGCTGCTTCGTATCCGTTTACATAAACTATGTTTATTGAATTTTGGTTGTTATCATTTTGTTTTGATTGCATATTGTTATTCATGTTATTATAAGATAATCCTGAATAATTACCTGATAAATTTGGATTATATGTTGCAGGTTGATAGTAATTATTATATGGTTGATTATACATTTTAAAAGCACCTCAAAATCAAATTTACTTTAAATAAATTATATAAAAGAAAACCACTCTAAAAGTACAAAAGATGTACATTTAAAGTGGTTATATCGTTCCGATAAAATGGTATTATTCCTATAATTTAATATATAGTTCTCTCATCTTTTTTTTAACTGCACTTATAGAACAATATAAAATACAATCAGCTATATAAGAATAATCATATCTTTTTAAAAACACACTGTCTAAGAGTAATTTCTGTTCATCTGTAAGATTTCTAAAATCTCTATACTGTTTATATTCATTTGAATTTTTAATATTTTTTATACTTTTTATTTTTCGTCTTTTTTGAAGCAATACTTTGTCCAAATAAATAGCACCTCCAAACAGCACGCATTATATTTACATAAATTTACTTATAAAGTCATATATATAGTTACTTCCTCTTGCTATAATAAATCCTGATATAATATTACCTACAAACTGTATTTTACTTACTATTCCAAATTCTCTTGGTATATCAATATCATAGCAAACAGCTATTATTAACCCTGCAAGTAAACTAAGAGCCATACCTATTGTAAAAGAGCCGTCAATTGAAACGTTCTTTATATATGAAGTAATACCCTCTACGAATATAGCAATAAATACAGCATCT